ATAACTGGAGCTGCTGCTGATGACATCATGCTTGCAAAGTAAGGATTGCCTGCTGACAGATAATCACCTTTTATAGAGCTTAATTGTTGTCCTTGTGCTGCTGGTAATAATGGACTTCCTGTTGTAGCCCTAGTCTGTGCAGCTTCTAAACCAGAGGTAGTTGCAGCAGATGGGTCTATATAGGTTTTACCTGGATAGTATTCTGGAGCACCTGCTTGGTATAAGGTTTTAGCCTCATCTAACCCATAGGAAATATATGGTTTTAGCATGGGGTCAATTTCAGACGTAGTGGTTTGTTGCTGACCTCCACCACCACCTTTAAATAACTTTCTACCCATCTTACCGTTGTCAATAGATTGGTTTCCGTCTAGCTCTGGAAAATAATCGTTCATAGTTTTAGCTCCATTAGTGTGTATTTTTTTTCATAACCGTATAGCTTATTAAATAACTTCACTATACTCTCGTATTTGGTAGAACCTTGAATACAAGTTCCGCCATGACTTTTAACCCAGACCTTAAAATCTTCAAAGCCTGCTTTAGTGTTCCTTCCACCCATATAAGTAATATAAGCTACTCGTTCGTTTGGAAAGTTAATCCACTGTACAGTAAAAGCACAATGGCATTTATCTTCATCCATCAGCACCAACAGTTGTTGTTGCCCTTGTATGACTAATAGTTTTAATTGGTCAGCAGTAAACTCACCATTACCTTTATCTAATGCTAGTTGTAATAACGGCTCTGCTAGTTTCCAATACTGATATACATGATTGGTTGGTACGACATACAGTTTCATAGTATTTATCCGACAATGATATAATCATATATTACATCAGTATGCACATGATTTCTATGCCCTATGATGACATTGCCTTTACCTTTAGTTTTAATCCATGTGTGTGGTATTTCATCTGCTGAATGTTCTGTTCTAGGCGACAGCAACACGACTGAATCGTAACCTAGTCGCTCATCATTAAGTGTTGTTTCTGTAGCTGATGCTGCAAGAGTAACTGTTCCTGTGTTATTGGTTTTACCATTCATACTGTTATTAACAATCTCTGCAACAGCTCTTGGGTCACCACCTTGATAGGGCAGGGTTCTATACATTATCTATTCCCTTGTGGTTTTAGCTCCACGTCTACTGCCATAGCAGTTGTCCAGTTTCCTGTAGGCTGTACAGAGAAGCGGTGATACCTACCAGCACTGCGTAGGCTACATCTGCCTTCAGAGGTTGCAGGTACATAAGCACTAAATTCAATCGTGTCATCAAGCTCTCTACGGCTTGCTACAGCTACACTAGCACTACCATTGTCTATCTGTGGTCTTGCTAGGGTTGCTACGGAGTTATAGCCTGACTCTATATCTGTGGTTACTAATGTTGGAGTAATAGCTGTGCCTGTAAATACAGCAACTCTATCTACCCTAGCACCTGCAAATAAGAACTTACCACCAATAAATAGTCGTGAGTCTAATGAGGCAACTAGTGTGTCTAGTGTGGTACTTGCTGCTAATGCTTCTGCCATATCGGTAGCTGTCCCTGTTCCAGCACCTGCACCTGTTGCGGTAAAGGTTAAGCCTACCGTATTTGCTGATGCTCCAATAGCAGTAAAGTCAGTAGTTGCACCACCAATGCCATCATTAAGGCTTACAATCGTATAAGATTTTCCAGCAATAGTTGCTGTGGCTATGACATCAGACTCACTAGTAATGCCTTCTAATGTTGTTCCTGTAGTAGCTATTGTTCCCACTACATCAGATACGGTATCAGCTCTAGACCATTTTTGTAATTGCCAGTTGTAGATAAGGATACTTCTAGTACCTTGCGTATTAGCATAGTTCCATACAACCAAGTTTTTAACTGGGTCAACAGCAGAACTAATTGTGCCAATTTGTGTTAAGTCAGCATCGTCAAAAAACCATCTATCCACCTTCTCCGTTCCAATCCCGTTAACTGTTTGACCATCAGTGCTGTACCAACCATCATCAGATAAGAAGAAACTTAATGCTCCGTACTGTGCTACCGAGTTACCTTCTAAACAACCTAATCCGCTAGAAATGGTATCAAACTGGAAGAATAAAGGACTACCAACATAAGAGGCACGAACCACTGTTTTTTCTAAAAAGATAACTCCAAACTCACCACCTGTTACTGCTTGTACGTTACCGCCATCAGGAATAATTTGGTAATCGGATTGTGATGTAGAGCCAGACACCCAATCGGTTTCATCGTTAATATCGGACCACTGTACTTTGTTAGCATCTGTACCGCCTGCAATATTACCTGCAAATACAAAGTCCCTAACAGTGGCAATATCTTTAGCTACGGGAGCTGTTGCAGATACGTTAGCAAAGGCTGTAGATGAACCAATAGTCCATGCCTGTATTATTTCAGAGTTGTTAGAAGCAAGTACCACTTGTCCAAATTGCTCAAATTTCCATGTGCTGTTACCACCATATCCGCCAGCTTTAGATACATCTACTAAATTTAATGTGGTGTTATCCATTTTAAATAATTTGGTAGCACCTCCTGCAAACACTTGTACATTAGCACCATACTTGGCAACAAAGACAGAGTTTAAAGTTTCACTAGCCGCGTTAGAGTAATACTCTGCACTAGGAAATGCTCCATATCCTATAGCTACAGGGAATACGTTTTTAGCATCATTTAGTGAGCCTGCATTAGCAGGTTGGTCTGGCAACCATTCGGTAAATTGTATTCTTTGATTAGACATATTAAGACTTCATAATGTAACAGAGTGCATAGTAAGGAGGTAAGTTTTTATTAGTGCCATCTCCAGAGCCTGTATTAGCTAGTGTGTGAGTATGAGTTGCATTTATCGTTACTTGTTGATATCCAGAAGTAACAAGACTTCCTGCGTCAGCATTTGTCAAACCACCTGCTACACCAAAAATGCCAGTAGGACTATTAAAGCGTGTTCCATTAGTTGCTCCAGATATAGTACCAGTAAGGCTAGTAGAACCTAAAGTATGAGTATGTTCTTGCAAATCTGAATTTGCACTACCACCAGTCGCTAAAACAGAAAGACCTGGATATGTAGTATCGCCAGTACCAGCACTAGCACCAACAACAAATTTATTTCGTAAATCAGGTGTGCTACTTGTTCCGTCACACAATAACCATCCAGCAGGAATAGATGCTTCACTGCCTGACCACAACATAATCATGCCAGCAACAAACGCTATTGGTGGAGTAACCCATGTTGGAGTGCCACTACCAGCAGAGGTTAAATATTGACCTGATGTACCAGCTGCACCATCAAGAGTAACATTGCCTGTAATAGCTAATGTGCCAGAAGAAGTAAGTGTTCCAGAGTTAGTTGCACTATCTCCACTAGAACCATCTTGCCAGTTTTTAATTTGCGACATGATTTCTCTGCCCATATTATTGAGTGTTGATGGGGGACACCCTTCATTTATGTTAATACCGTTAATGTCGGTATTCGCAGATGCACTGCTATCCCATTCTGATACTTTAGTTCTTGACATATGCTATCCTTATTGTAATTTCCAATCGTTATCACCTACTGATGAATCTGTCCAAACATCACTTCCAGCTGCTGTTATTGTCCATGTATTTATTCCTGGTGGGACAACAACCCATTCATCTCCAAGTATTGTTCCTATAGCAACCACTGTGCCGTTTGCATCTATTACGGCTTCACCACTCCATACTGCACTTCCGTTTACTACTAAAGTAGCTGCACTTTGGATAGAGGCACTACCAGAAGCAACAAAACCTCCTAATGCAGATAGGGTTGCAATACTTTCAATACTAGCATTAACATTACGAACTCTATAAGCATCAGCAGTCACTGTGCCTGTGCCAGTAATGTCTGCTGCACCTGTTATTAATGAGCCACTTAATACTACAAATACTGTTGCTGTGGTAGATATAGAGGCACTGGTTGTTCTTAATCTTGTAGCATCAGCTATGATTGTAGCTACGCCATTTATGGATGCTTGACCTGGATTTACTTTTGATGCAAAAGCACTTACTAACGCAATACCGTCTATAGATGCTTGACCTGGAATGATTTTTGTTCCAGACGCACTAACTAATCCAGTGCCTGTAATAGCAGCACTACCCGTTCTTTGTCTTATAGCATCAGCTGTAAGCGTTGCTATAGCTGCAATAGTAGCACTACCTAGTTGAGCTGTGCCTCCACCTACGGTACTATAAGGAGCTTCCGAGAATGATTGAAAGCCAAACATTAATCAGCCGCTTCTGGTGTATTTCCCTCTGCTACCCATTCTTGAACTGCTTGGTAGTCTGTGTTAGCTGGGTCTAGTGGAACAGACATAGTACCGTTGACAAAGTATCCAGTAAGTGTTCCGTTTGCATCTTTCATATTTTTTACAGTTTCAATCATTTATAGCTCCGCAGAAAAAGTCCAGTCAGTTTGGTAAGGCTGTCCAGCAGTAAGACCAGCATCAAAGTCATAAGCAAATTTCATCCCAGTATTTATTGGAAAATTTCCATTAGGTACAAATGTGGGAGTAGCAGCAGTAATGATATTATAAACATCATTAGCAACACCTGCATATGTATGGGTTTCCGTTGGAGTAGCCCTCATAGTTACTGGAAATTGGAGATTATAACAAAGAGTTGTAGCTGTAGCAGCTATAAAAGCTGAAGATGTAGCATAATAATACCTCTGACACAAAGCTAACTGCTGTCCGTATTGTAGGTTCTCAAAGTCTGTAGCTGTAGTGCCTGCTTCTAGTTGTACGCCTGTGATGTAGAGGGTAGCTCCGTTAGTGCCAATAAGTTGTGTTGCACCCGTTGCACCAATATACCCTTGTGTTGTTCCCCAAGAACCAGCAGTTCCACTTTGCGCAGCCCCTGTTCCAATACTAAAATATAGTTGCAATCCAGCAGTATTATTGGTAGACCAAGTTCCACCTGTATCACCAACAATAGTTATAGATTTTTGTTCCCAAGTGTTTGCAGAAGAAATTGTGTAAGTAAATGGATAACCTCTTGTATATCCACCACTTGTAATAGAGCCACTAAAAGTTCCAGTCAAACTAGATTGAACCCAAAAAGAAATAGTTACTGTTTTAGCATTAGCAGTTCCCCAACCTAAATCAGCAATATTGTAGCCTTCAATGGCTTGTCTAAAATATGAATACTGTGCCGTTGCTAAAGATGTATCGGCAGTTGTAATAGTAATTTTTGCAGAGTTTACAAAACCAATTGGAGCAGTTGATACTTGCTGTACTGTAAAAGCACCATCAGTTTGGTTATAGACATTCCATCTATCAAGTATGTAGTTTCCTGCACCAGCAGTAACACTAGCACCAGCATTTCTCTGGTCAATAGCCATATTACCATTGATGATTCTGTTCTTTGTGCCTGCGTAAGAGTTAGGTATAGCTCCACTAGCTATTTTAGCTGCGGTAACTGCACCATCTTGTAAATCAGCTGTAGCAATAGTATTATCTACTACCTTATCAATCCCTGTATCGCCATTAATAGTTACAGCCATTATTCACCCCAGTTCTGGTTGTTCATCACTTCTATAAGAGCTTCCACATCTGCACAAGCTGCTATGGCTACTTCTAGTCTGTTTGATTCTGCTACTACATGAGCTCTTTGTGCTACTACGTCTGTTGGTATTGCTACATCTCTTTCCATCTTACGAGTTACATACCAGTCTGATTGAGCTAGCATAGTACCTGCTGTATGC